GGATTCACCGTAACTTGGTTGAACACCTTGAATATCATCAATAGCCTCCTCTATATCTGATTGATCCATACCATAACTGCCTGATTTTATGTCAACATCTGCGTAAAAACCGCTTAACTGTTGCTTTTTAACTTCATTGGTTGACATATTGATTACATGAGTAATTCTTTCAGCAGTGCTTATATCTGGTGCCTCATAAGGTACTATCAAATCCTCTGGTGGTACAAATTTTGAAACTGCTCTACCTAAAACAAAGTCATAGTATATTTTTTTAAATGCTGAACCTGCTAATGGTAGATAAAATAATAGTTGATCTAATTCAGGATCATATTCTTGCATCACATTCATTATGTAATAATTCATAAATTCTTGTACTCTTTCAGCTTGATCCTCATATTCAGCTGTCCTTGCACCTATTATTTCAGTCTTTACAGGCCCTTTAGCAGGTAACATTTCTTTATATGCTTGAGCCTGAAACTGTGTAACCGCCTCTGCAAGTATTGGATGTATTACACCGCTAGAACCCTCAAAAGGTTGTGATCTTGAATCATCAAATTTCATGCCTAAATATTTAAGTCCATCCGTGTAAGTTTTTTCCCACTCAGATCTTGATTCTTTATCTTGTTTAATAGATTTTATTAAATCATTAGAAATTTTAGATAATATATTTTCATCAATCATTTCAACTAAATTTGTGTTGAAATCCATAATTGGTGGTAGATCTTCTTGTATTTCGCCATCTACTAATAAATTTTCTTCATCAATCAGTATCTCTGCTGCATTTTTGATTTGTTCACCGCGAGTTTCTTCAGGTATGATTTCTACAGTCGTGCTTTGATTTTTAATATCAGGACTATTCTCTGCGTCAAGTTTTTTTTCAACTGCCATAATTATTAGTGTATCACTTTTGGTCTTAGATTCACTTCTTCTTCACTTAGATCTATTAAATCTGTCAATTCGCCTTGAACTTTTAGTCCTTGAGATTCAGCTATTAGTAAAGCATTTTTAAATGAAGAGGCATGAATATCAGGCCCTACATATTCATTGCCATCATGGATAAAAGTTGTAACAAAAATTTTCATTAATAATAAACTGTCCTATTGCGTTTTAGTAATTTTACCTCATCTTGGTAATCCTCGTATAGTGAAACAAAACCGCCTTGTCTAAAACGCATTAAAGCCATAGTTGCGCTATCACAATAATCATCGAAATCACCATAAGGAAAGGCTGCCATTTCCTCTATAACCTCATCAGCAAAATCATGTTCAGGTGCAAACACCATTCCTGATTCAAACATCGGTGCAACACTATTCATTCTTGCTATTTTATCTTGACCTCTGCTTGGCGTGTAAGCGGTAACAGGTATTCCCATTCTTCTTAATTCGTGTGTCAAAGGAGTTCCTGATGCTTTTGCCTCAATCAAAACACAGTCAGGATCCCAATATCTATACTCTTCTAAAGCTAATCTTTTTAACTCAGGAAAGTCGCATCTTACTCTTTTTGCATCTAATAATATTATGGAGTCTGGCATTTCATCACCTAAATTAAAAATCGCCCATGTTGTAATAGCTGAGTAGTCTGCTGTTTCTTTTTTTGAAAAAGCGGTGTCATAGCTTTGAATTACATAACTGTAATTAGGTACCACATCATCCCACCTTCTCCACCATTCTCGTTTTACTATTGATCCCTCTTCAGCTGTTGGGTTTTGCATCCACTGACTGTTCCATTTTGCTATGGGTAAGGATGCTTTCACACCTAACAATTCTTCTTTTTTCCAAAATTCAGGCCATAAAGGTTTTTCTGTTTCAGGTAAAATTGCAGGAAACTCAATCACATCCCATTTATCTGCATTTTCATCGTTTTGTTTTTTCAGCAACTTGCCTACTAAATCTTTTGTACTCCACCGAGTCATAACTATTACGATAATACCGCCAGGTTGTAAACGCTGACGAGGGCCTGATGTGAACCATTCATAGCACGATTCCATGGCTTTTGGAGATAGAGCGTCTTGCTCTGAAATAGGATCATCTATTATCAAAAGATCTGCACCACGACCTGTTATAGCACCCCCCACACCTGCTGCAAAAAACTCACCCTCTTGGTTGCTAGTCCAACGACCTGCGCTTTTATTATCTGCTTGAAGTTTTAATTCTGGAAATATATGTTGATAATCATCACTATCTATAATATTTCTAACTTTTCTACCGAAACGAACAGCAAGTTCAGCTGTGTGTGTTGTTTGAATAATTTTTAAATCACCTCTTTTTCCCATCATCCAAGCAGGAAAAAAAGTTGATGCAAATTCAGATTTAGTGTGTCTAGGTGGTAAACAAACTATTAAACGCTTACATTTGCCTTTAGCTATTTGGTTAAATTTATCAGCTATTATTTTGTGGTGTTTGCCCTCAACAAATTCAGGCCACATAAATTTAACGAATGAAATGAAATCTTTTTGACAAGAATCTTGTTTATCGAGTTGATCATATTTTTGCATAAGAGCAACAGCCTCGGCTTTGTCTTGCTCTGATAATATGTCAAAATCTTTAAATGATAATTTGGTCATAATCTTAGGCGGAAAGAGCGATTAGGTAGCGACATAGTAACCGCTCAATCCTAAGTGCAAAAGCACCTAATTAGAGTATAATCTAAATTCTTCAATTTGATTAAATATCTGTCCAATCTTTACCCTCAAAAAGTAAAGCCTCTGCCTCTCTTCTTCTAACTAAACCTTGTAAAACTTGACCACCAGCTTTATTCCATCTTTTTATTTCATTTGGCACTTGTTCAAAATCTTTATTGTTTAACACTTTTAACATGGTGCTGTTTTTTAGGTTTGTAGGCCCTAAGTTGTATGTCCATGAAACTAAGGCATCTATTTGACACTGTTCTAAATCTACTTCTACTGCATTTTCAACATACTCACAATATTCATCAAGTTCATTTAATAACATATTGTCTGCCTGTTCTTTGGATATTGACATACCTTCTTTTACATTTTTAGTATGACCGTATCCTATTGTCCATACTCCAACAGCGTCTTTATATGACTCTAATTCACATCCCTCAAACTTTTTAATTAAAGATATGCCTTCATTTGATATATTCATATTAACCCCACACTTTTGTTTTTTTCCCACCATCATAGTCAACAGCAAGATTATTTTTTTTAAGAAGTTCTGCAACATTGCCTTTATCACAAAAAACATCTCCTAAAACTCTTCCATATTTGTCAGTCCCATAGGATTTAAGTGTTATATCGCCAACTAACCACTCTTTTAATTTAGCCTTTGCAAGTAACCCTAATTCTTTTTCTTTTGCTCTTTCTGGATATTTTTTTATGTTGATTCGTGATTCTGGAGTGTCGATTTTGGCGATCCTTACTGCCTTGTTATGCAGTTGAACTGAAAAACCAAGATCTATTGTTTCTAACCTAATTGTATCTCCGTCAGTTACAGATTTTAGTTTGCATTTGTAAACAAAACTATCTGGTGTCTTACTCATTATTTGTAACCGTTACTTGTCTATAATATACAACGACATCTTTTAACTCTGTTATATATCTTTTTATTTCTTGCATATTGTAAGCCATGACTTCGTAATCAGGTATAGTCATAGCTAAAAACACTAACTCGCCCTCTTGTTGCTCAATCCTAGCTAACTGTTCCTCCCAATTATCAGGTGTTACAACGATCCACTGCGGTTGTTTAAGATCAATCTCTCTAGGCATGATAGGTTGTACGATTGTACGCTCTATCGGTTTTGCAGTTACTTGTATTGGATTAGTTGGAAGTAGGCTGCAACTGTAAGCCATCATCAAGACCATCAACATCACTGCTGATTTGTTCAATATCTTCCATGATATGTTTTGTGCCATTGTTTATTTTCCTCTCCATTTCAACTGGATCAGCAAGTATTTTAGATGCTAATTCATAATTTTGTATAAATTGTGTATAACGATTTAATTCTCTTTGTGCTTTTTGACTTCTTATTGTTAGATCCTGTAGTTGTTTTGTTTGCAACGCAAAATCAGCTTTGATAGATTTTATTGTTTCCTCTTGTGTTGCTACAGCGTTTTCTAACGCTGCATTATTAGCTACAAGTATTTGATTTTGGCTAAAAAAATAATACACAGCAAACAAAAGTACGCCAATAACTCCTAAAAATATCTTACTCATTATTCATACACCAATGCCAAGCATCATTATCAGAGTGTAAAAAAACTTGACATCTTTTAAACTTTTCTCGCCATTTATCAGAGTCGTATTTATCGTTCCACTCTAAATCAGAGTCATTTGCTATGGGTATAAATTGTTGTTGTGTAGAACAGCCTACTAAAAATATGCTAACCAGCAAGAGGGTTCTTATTATCATCTTTTATCTCCTCTATTTCTTTATCAATGCTTTCTAAATCAGCCTTAATTGTAGCTATGTCTGTCTTGATATTAGTAACATCTGGAACCTCTATGCTGTCTATTTCTTTTTCTAAAAACTGAACAGATGTTTCGATAGCTGCAAATCTTTCTTCAATAATTTTCATTTCATTTTCAGCTTTATCTACGCCTCCTATTTTAGATTCAAGATTTTCTAATCTGTTGATATAGGTTGCGCCTGTGTAACCAAAACCTGCAAGTGTTGATACTATGCCTACCAATGCGATTATTTGTGTTGTTTTGTTTTGTAACCA